TGTTACGGGACAGCAACTACGAAGAGATCTCTGACGAGATACAAGAGGCGGACGAACTGTCCGAGACGCTCAACAGCAAGGCTGAAGATCTCGCGGAAGGTCTGATCGCTGGCGGTGCCTATCGAGTTCCGCGAGAGCTTCTCGCTTCGGCCGGTGGATTGGATTCTGACAGCAGACAGCTTGACCTCTTCGCTCTCCGCACGCGCTACTTCTTGCAAAAAGGCTGGCGCGTAATGGCGGTTTGCGAGAAGGGGGGGCTACGCATCCTGACGGAGGCTGAGCGCGCGGCTGAGGCTGCCCGCCGTTGTCGACTCGGGGTTCGCAAGGTGATCCGTGCGCAAAACGCACTCAAGGCAACGGACACGAGCAAGCTGACTCGGGCGCAGATGGACGTGTTCGACGCTGCGGAGCAGGCTGTTTCTAGACGTGCGCGGGCGCTTCGCGCAGCAGGGAGAATGTAATGAGTGGTTCAGGCATGACGTACGATGGCGAGAAGTGGCACCGCAACGACGAGTCTGCGGAGAGTCTCGCGCGAGAGCTCCGACAGGTGCGCCGCGCACACGACCTCAAGGCTCGTCAACTGGCGCGCGAGGTCAAGACGGTGTGCGAGCTGGTTAACAGAGTAGAACACCTGATCAAAGGCAATCCTCTGGAGGGCTTGGTAGAGGCAGAAGAGCTGCTCTATGAAGCGCAACAGCTGTGCGCAGATATGCTTTGCGGACGTAGCGGACTGGCACCACTAGGATGAGTGAGCCGCCCGAGTTCTTGACCGTCGACGAAGCAGCTGCATTGCTTCGCGTTGACCGCAAGTTGCTCTATCAAGAGATTCAGCGCGGGACTTTACGAGGCGTGAAGCGCATAGGAAAAGTAATCCGTATTCGGCGCGCAGCTCTTCTCACAGAAGACAAGGACTAGCCCGCAGCCGTCTCTGCAGCATTGACTGCGAGACGGCTGCGGAGCGATACTTATCGCATGGAATCACTGTTGCTGTTGATGTCCCTAGTTGCTCCTATCGCTGAGCCCGCTCCGCAGTCACACACCGAAGAGTCTTTCACGCGGTGTATCGACGTTCAGCCGATCTGCATGCCAGGCTCACATCCGATCTGCGTGTGTGAGTCGGACGTCAGCATGAACTGCTCGTGGATCTGCGCCTCGAGCGGGTACTGAACCCGGCCCGAGCTCAGGCCGCGACCTGGGTCGTACCGATGTTCTGCGCAGCGTCTGCGATCGCGCTGCCTGGCATCTGCGGGGCGCTCGCGCCTTGCGGGCCCTGCGGCGCAGCCGGAGCTGCAGCCGCTTCCGCAGACGTGATCGACTGCTTCGCGACTTCCAGCACGCGCCGGAACTCGCGCAGAACGGGCTCCGGCGCCTTCTGGCGCTTTGCGCGTAAGTACGCGGGCCGTGCCACGTCCACGAAGACCTCCGGGCTCGCGAGCGGGTCTAGTGCCACGAGCTGCTCGTCCAGAATGCGATCGACCAGCCAGTTAGCGTAGGACAGGTCCTCCGTGTCTTCCTCCGCCTGACCCTCGGAGTCAGGCATCGCGGAGAGAAACTTAGCCGTCTGCTGCGTCACCCAGCCCGCCGCGATCCACTCTTGGACCGTATCGAACTGCGAAGCCGCGGAGCCCACCAGCGCGGAGATGGGGAGGACTGCCATGCGGGCGTCCTTCGTGCTCATCATGAGCTCTCGCCACTTCGTAGCCTCGAGCCAGTCATTGCGACTGCCCATGTCCACAGCGAAGTCCGCGCGCTCGGTCGCGATTGCGTCATTCACGTCGACGAGAGCCTGCGCGCAATCGAGATAATACTGCTCGACGAAGCGCAGGTTCATCACGTGACGCTTGCTCTGGATGTCTTCGCTCGCGCGCTGACCGACCGCGGAGGTCACACCAGCCGGGCGCTCGCCCTGTACCTGTTGCGTCGACATGCCGAGCATGTTCAGCGTCTCTTCGCGAATCAGCTGCTTCGCCTGCTCGAGATCGGGGGGCGTACCCGACCAGTTCAGCATCACGGGCGGGGTTGGTCCGTCGAAATACTCGGTCTGAGCCGCTGCATTCGTGATCGCCTCCGGCTGAACCTTCGACGCGAGCGGCAAGAACACGCGCGGGCCGGACAGGAGCTTCTGGCACTTCTCCACGTGCGCGGCGATCTCTTCGATCCGGCGCTGCGCGGGACGGACAAGGTCCACCAGGCTCGTGCCCGGCACACCAAGCTGATTCGGCTGCCAGCCGTGGAGGAACGCGAACGGGAAGCGCGGAGTCGTCCACTCTTCGCTGTGCAGGACACAGCCCGGGATCGCGATGATGTGCTTACCATCTCCAGACTCGCTCGAGCTCGGGAGGTGCCACCCCTCATAGACCACTGCCTGATTCGCCGTACCCGAGCGCGTGAGCTGGAAGTCCGTCAGGTCTTGCGCAGACGGTCCCTTCGCCTTCTGGATCGCCGTGACGATCTTCGGGTCGTAGTTACCTTTTTCGTCCTTCGCGTACATCTCGATTAGGACGTCGCGATTGACTAGATCTCGCTCGAACCACTCGCGCGGCATGCCGAGTGCAGCTGCAGTCGGATCCCAGACCTGCGTCAGCGGGTGCCGGCGCTCGCAGCCTGCTGTACCGCCGTCACGGTCTGGGTCTTCGTAGAACTTGAGCACGCCCAAGCCCGTGATCAGCGCGTCGTAGATCACCTTCTGCGACTCGGAGAAGACTCCGATGTCTGCAAACTGCGTCTGGAGCGTCTGGTTACGCCGGAGGGCCTTGCGTCGGTTCTTCCAGTCCGCTCCCCGGGTCTGGCAGAACGGGAGCGTGCGCGCGGCGCCGAGGATGGCCGCGCCCGTATCCGTGATGCTGCGCGTCAGGTTGTAGCGGAGCTGCTTACCGCGCGTGCTGCTGGTCCCGTCAACGCGCGAAGAGCCTGCATACAGCTGGAGGTTCTCGAGCACACGCGCACGCCAGGGCCCGAGCTCGGTCTTGACGAGTCCGTCCACGTGCATGCACATCAGCGTGGCCGCAGACGCAGGATCGTCTTCCATGAACCACGGCTGACGCGCACCGCCGCGCGAGAGCTTCTTCCGTGGGTCCCGCTTCTTCACCGGGACCTGGGGCAGCATGTCTCGGGTCTTCTTAGGCGGCGCCATCGCGGGGAGTGTGTGGGCCCTCCCCCGGGGTTTGCCCCAGGCACCGGCTAGGTGTTTCGGTTGATGGTTGTTGGCTCGACTTCAGCGAGTGCGCTGTCAGGTCAAAACGAAAACATCAGATCGCGAACGTGCTGTCCGCCAGCGATGGGCGGAACGTGCACTTGACGGCGTACCTGCGCGCGTCGTCAAGCGAGGGGATCAAACCTTTCTTCTTCAGCTCGTACGCGTACGCGAAGCGGAGCTCGGTCACCGCTGCGTCGTAGTTCCGCCCGATCGCGCCGAGCCGACCCACGAGCGGAAACTCCTCGATGGTCTGGACCTTGATGAAGCCGTTGGGGAGCTTGTCTACCAGGAGGTAATACTCGTGACGTCCTTCACGCGAACGTGCAGCCTCTGCGGCCAACTCGTTCTCGCGGCGCTCGAAGTTTTGCTCGTGATCAAGTCGGAGCTGCTTCCCGACTTCCTTGCAGGCTTCGGCGAAACCTGTTCCTACTAGGCCACGCCCAGAGTATTCAGCAGGCATGCCGGGAGGGTTGGGGCTCGTCCGAGGGCTCGCCCCGAGGGGAGAGGGACCTCCGCTTGGCTTTGGGCGTTTCAGAGATCTTTGCCCTTGTGGCAGCGGACGGGCTCTTACCCTTCCGCGACAATCCCAGCCGCATAAGTGCTACTAGTGCGTCAACTCCAGCTACGCGCCGGGCTTGCCCTTACCGCGCTTCACGCGCTCGGCCGCCCCGGGCTCCGTGCGCGGGCTCTTGAGCCCCAAGTCCAGCGCTTCGACCAGCTGTTGGTCCTTGGTCGGCAGCGGCTCTGCCACAACCACAGGAGCCGGCACGCCGTGGAAGCCGATCCCTTGCACGACCACGCGCACGCCGTCCGGGGCCGTGAGCGTCACACGTCCGTTGTCTTCCACTTGGATGTCCACGGGCGCGGAGTGCGTCGCCTGATAGATGCCCTGGGACTTGAGCGGGTTCTGCACTGGGCGATCGAAGGTGATGGTTAGGAACTTCATGTGTACTACTCCACGTCCACAGCCGTGGACTGTACGTCGATAACCGAAGAGTCCGAGTCTTCCGACTCTTCGTCCGCGTGTTCTTCCGAAGGCTCGTCCGTGGTCGGTGCAGGCAACGCCTTACCCTCGCGCAGGTCCGCCAACAGCTTCTCGAGCTCAGCTTTGCTCTTGCCGCTTAGGTCGTCCTGGTTGCCTCGGCTCGGGCGCTTGTCAGGAGTGCACCAACGCTCAGGCCAGCGACGCTCGAGGATCGCCAGCGCGGCTTTCCAGTCGTGCACCGCCGCAGCCATGACCATGCGCGCCATGTTCGCTTCGCACGAGGCTTCTGCTTCTTCCATGGCAGACCACCAGACCGCGTAAGGCGACTCGACGCCTCGAGCTAGGTCGCGCCTCCCGTACATGTTCCAGTCAGACCACGTGCCCTGCGGGATGCCGAGCGCCTTCGCAGCTACGGGCATGCTCACGCCAGCGGCGCGTAGCTCTGCCATCGCTCGAGTGATCTCCGGTGTGCAGTTCGTTGGGCGCCCGTGCGTGATGCGATACGTGCGCTTGACCTCGGGCATGGCTTCCGTCGACTCGTCAGACGGAACACCCGCGTCTTCTGCGAGCGTCTTAGGCCCGTACTTCTTCGCGCGCGGCACGGCTCAGCACTCCTCGCCGCGACGCAGAGCGCAGGCAAGCGCGTAGAGCGTGAAGCTGAGTGTCAGAGCGGCGAGAGCTCGAGCGATGAGCGTGATCATTCGCTCTCTCCCATGAAGAAGCCGCAGGAGTGCCCAGAGGCCTCGCCACGCACGGGCGGGGGCTCCCAGGACACTTCGAAGCCTTCGTACGTCACCGCCACGTGCACGGCGCCGAGCTTCCGCAGCGCCTGAGCATGCGCGCGGAACTCTTCTGCGGTCATGGGCAGCTTCGGTGCTTTGGTGCTGGGCTTGGTGCTCATGCCGCCCTCCCACGCAAGTGCAGCGCTTTCGCCCAGCTCATCTGTCCGGCCCCGAGCCTGTCTTTCAGCCACGGGTCCATGCGCGTGCCGATCGGGCAGTAGACTGTCTCCGGGCCTGCGTCCACGAGCTCGTCCATCGCCTCTGCGAGCAGACGGTTACCGACATTCTCTCGACGGTACGGACGTGCTGTGTACGCGCACCAGAGGATCAACGCCTCGGGCGAAGCCTCAGCACACAGCCAGCCCAGGATCACGTCTTCGTCTTCCGGGGAGCAAGCAACGTACACCTTCGGGAAGCCGGACATGACTTCGTCGAACACGCTGTTTGCCAGGGCGTAGTACGCGCTCGTAGTCAGCTCAGGGCTGTACGCGCGAAGCGATCGCTTCCAGCTGTTCGCGATGAAGGCGTAGTCCGAAGACTTCATCTC